CTGAACCGCCAATCTCGCCGGGTCGACCCTCGTGACCGAAGTGTCCAGAGCCCGGTCCGCCTGCGCTACGAAGATGTCCTGTGTGCCACCGAGCTAGCTCGTCGCCAGATGCTATCTGGCCCAGGACGTCTTCTGGAACTCTCACGCCGAAGTAGATGTGCTCGCCCCCAAAGGATGAACCCAGACTCCTGTCGACGATCCCAGCATCAGAGACGTTCCACGCATGCGGAAATGCCTCCGTCCCGGACCATGTGCCGTCCTTCTCGTATAGAGCGAGCGCCTGATCGTACTTCTCCTTCTGCACGACCGTCCCTACATACACCGACGTCCCGTTCTTCTCGTGTTCGGCCAACGCATTCTGGGTACACCTACCAAAGCCGGAACAACTCTGGGCACTGATGCCGGGGGCCATCGGCAGCCTGAGACGAGACTCGTCGGCCTTCACACCGATCACGTCGCGCTCGAAGGCACTCGAGCCAGGCGCACTTCCTCCGACCTCGCCGGGTCTTCCGGCGTGACCGAAGTTCCCAGAGCCGGGGCCACCAAGGACACGTCGAATATTCTTGCGACGCCCGATCTTCAACCAGCCAAGATCGATGTCGACAAAACGCTCAGCGGACGGCACTAGTGCTTTACCTCACGCAACAGAATCTTCAGAGCTGTGGCCCTCTTCCATGTTCTAATCTCCTCTCTTCCGGAGGAGACGAACTTCAAGCGCGTCTTAGGCATTAAGACGACTTCCTCTTCATCCTTTCCGCCAGGCACTGAGATGTCGCGACCGCTGCCCTGAATCTCAAGCAGGACCGGAATCTTGTCTATCTGAGGAACGAGGAATTGGAGCGCCGTGTTTCTATCCTTAGATGCAGACGAACTCAGCTCGATCTTTATGTCATCCCCACCGAGGAGCTGGTCAACCTCCTCTTTCGAGAGGCTCAGCCCACGATAGAGCGTGCCTGTGAACACTGGGAATTGTTCTAGTGCCTCTATCATCGCTGCGCCTTCTGATGTATTCGGGTCGCGTAGCCTGAGAAAGGCTCCCCTCGATCCAACACCAGTTTTCCACATCTCAAGCGGTGCTTTTTTCTCACCCCCGCCGGGGCCACTTCCCCCCACCTTACCCGGTCTGCCTTCGTGGCCAAAGTTCCCCGATCCTGGTCCGCCCAGCGCGCGCAGCGCAGGCTGCCGACTGAGCCGCGGAACGAGTGTCGCGAAGCGAACGTCGCGCCTGGCGAGACGACGAGCGACGCCGATCACTCGTCTTCCTCCGGCTCGTCCTCGTCAGGCTTGCCCTTGCCAAAGGGCAGCAGCCCTCGCTTCTCGCGTATCACGTCGAGCTTCGCCGCCTCCTCGTCCTTCCTCTCCTGCTCCCTGCCCTCGTACTCCGCGACGTCCTCGTCGGCGAGGGGTTCGAGCCGCAGCACGCGGTCGCGGATCTCCTTCGGCAGCACCACGGGGCCGCCAGCCAACTTACTGAGTCCCGCCCACGACGTCGCGACCTGCGCCCGCTCGGGCTCGGTGAGACTCTCGATCTCAGGCCACTGCACCTCGTACTCCGTCGGCTCGGGCAGCACGCCACGCTCGATCAGCAGGTCCACGAACGGTCGCACCACGAAGGGCTCGGCGAAGTCGGCACGCCGATCGGTGATCTTCGTCTCCCAGTTCTCTCGGTCCTGCGTCGAGGCTAGCTCGCCGCGCTCGCTGCCCATGAGGATCCGCTTCGGGATGCCCGTGGCCCCTGAGATCAGCGTGAGGATCGAGTCGATCTGGTTGGCGAAGTTCGCGACGTCGCTGCCCAGTATCTCCATCTTCGCGCCGCGCAGCATCATCGTACGGCGAAGGTGGTGGGTGTACTCGTCGATCTGCTCCTGAGCCTTCGTGACCTCCTCGGGCTCCAGATCGATCTCCTTGTCCACGTTGAAGTACATCCCCTGATTGACGCGCAGCCAGAACGCCTCCGACCCACCGCCCGACACCTTCTCGAGGTTGTCGAAGTCGTTCCACACCCTCTCGAGCCTGGGCGTGCCGTAGACTCGATCGTCCAGCACACCGTCCGCGATGTGCAGGACACGGCTCCAGTGCGTGCGCCGAGTGACGGTACGCGCCGTGCGCCCCAGGACGCTGCCCAGCCTGAGCTGGTAGAACTCGGGCAGGCCGTAGCGGACATCCTGCGGATCGTCGATGAACTTGTCGACAGAGGCGTCCTGCTCTCCCCTCGGCGTGAGGTACAGCAGCTGCTCGGGCCGCAGCGTCGGCGGCAGCGGAGTCTCGAGCTCGCCCGGCGCACCGACCAGCACGACGGAGTAGCGCCCGAGCCCGGCGAGGATGTCCGCGCGCGAGAGCGCGGACCATACCTTCAGCCGCTTCTCGATCTCGCCCCACGCCTCCTCGAAGGGGGTCACGACGTCGGGGTCGTCGTCCTCGATCAGCTCGGCGCCTCCGCGCCACGTGGCCAGCGGCGCGGCCTCCACGACGCGGGCCGCGATGCCGTTGCGAGCGTAGCGATCGCGGAAGTCCTCCGGTCGCAGCACGCGCTGGAAGCCGAGCGCCTCGAAGAGGTCGCGCTTCCCGCCGAACGTGATCCCTGAGCGCGTAGCGAAGGAAGCCCGAGAGATCAGGTCGGACGCGAACCGAAGGACGCCGAGGTTCATCGTCCTTCTCCAGAGCGGGCGAGGAGGCCCACTCTAGGAACCTCCTCGCCCCTCGAGACCCCCTGAGGTTTACTCGAGTCTACATCGGCCACCTCCCGCACCAGCGCGATGCCATGCATGTCGATCTCGCCGGCCTCCGTGAAGCAGTGGCCGTAGCCCGCTGCCTCGAGCTCCGAGCGAACCTCGTCGTAGACCGCAGCGGAGACCTCGAGCGTCACAGAGGTGCGCGTGACTCGGAGAGGGGATCTCTTCCACGGGTCTCCGTTGAGGAGATACGGGGGCCGTGTCAGCCGAATATGTGCGGCGCGTTCTTCGACAAGCCTGTCCCAAAACGCCGTTAGGATGCTCATACCAGGAGCCCCCGTCTCTTCGCTCTGCGCTTCCGCTCCACCGCGTAGCGCAGGGAGTCGATCACGTGGTTCTTCTTGTCGGCCAGGATGGGGAGCACGACGTCGGTGAGTGGGTCCACCCTGTAGGAGTAGTAGGTCAGCTCGTCGATGGTGTGCCGACAGCGCGGGTGCACGATGATGTCGTAGCTCTGTAGAAAGGAGATGCCCTCCTCCACGGAGTTGGGCCCCTTGATGGATGCCGTCATCTTCTTGTAGCCGTGGCGCTGCATGTGAGAGATCGTCTCGGGTCGAGCGTTGTCGGCCGTGACCACCCAGGGCCGCGCCCATCCGTGCTCGGGACGTCGACAGTCGCTGCGCTTGGGAGGGCACAGCCCCGCGCAGAGCAGCCCATCGAACAGGTCGGGCGTGTCCTCGATCTCGCAGCCGACCTCGTAGGCCTCGTGGTCGACGCACAGAGTACGCGCGTCAAGGAAGAAGCAGCGGGTCAAGACCGACGGGTCGATGGAGAAGCCCCAGTCGCTGCCGAGGTAGAAGTCGGCCTCGCGAGGCGACTCGAACTCTTCCACGCGCCAGTTCTTGAAGACGCGGGCCTCGCTGAACTTGCGATACCTACCCTTCCAGATGTGCAGATACTTCTCGAGATCGCGGGCTTTGTCCCACTCGATCTCGTCTCTGAGCACCTGCGGCAGATGGGGATTGTCCTCGTAGCTGGTCTCGACGACCGCGGTAGACGGCGGAGGCGACGAGCCGCGCAGGAAGACGTCCACCGGATCGGTGACCTCCATCGGGTTCCAACTGAACCAGATCTCGCTGCCCTCCTTACGGATGGTGGGGCGCAGGAGGTTGAGGGAGCGCTGCGAGAGCATCTGCGCCTCCTCCACCCACGCGACGTCGTAGCCCTCCAGCGACTTGAGAGACTCGGCCGTGTGGTCCTGCATGCCCTGGAAGATGATGATGCCGTCGTGCGGCGTCTCGATGTGCGTGGCCATCACGCGGAAGCGCTCGCTCAGCCCGAGACTGACGATCTTGTCCTCGAGCAGCCGCTTGACGGACTGCTCCAGGGAGCGCTGGATCTCTCGAACGCAGACTGCTCGAGTAGGCTGCACGACGCAGCGGTGGAGGAGAAGCTCGGCGAAGAAGTGAGACTTGGCGCCGCCACGACCGCCGTATGCACCCTTGTAGCGGTTAGGCGCTAAGAGCGGCTGGAAGACAGAAAGGACAGACTGCTTCCATTCCCCCGAGTAGCGAGCACGACCAGCCCTCCTCCTGACGACATCCGGAGAGGTAGGAGGAAGAGAGATCGCAGACACTAGCTCACACTCACGTTCGGATCAGGAACCTCTGCATTCCCCATCCGCTCGATCGCACGTTGCATGATCCCGTAGACCACCTCAGCCTCTTCATCCGTACAGAACTCAACCCAACGGTCGTCACTCACCTGTTCCACTTCGATCTTCGAGGACGGACCCATGCCGCCACGGTCCATCAAGGCGATCTGCGCCTTCAACTGCAGTTCTTCGGGCCGACGCGCGGACCCACCACACAGCGGACACGGGGGGAGGCCCTTGCGCTCATCTTCCGTCGCGATGACAAGGATCTTCTTGACGATAGTCGGCATCGCGGACTGGAGCAGCATCTGTGCGTGCGAGATAGAGTGGGTAGCGCTACCACAGCAGATGGGTGTCTCGGGAATGTCTATGTTCTCGACGGCCGCGGCACGCTCGGCCTCGAGAGCAGCACGCTCGACGGGGAGACGCGCAGCGCGCTCCGCGTCGGCTGCGGCGCGCTGGGCCGGGGTGTAGGGCGGACGGCCGGGGCCGGCGGGGCGGTGCACAGCCGGTAGCTTAGCGCCCTGAGGGGGAAGAATACCGGAGCAAAAGTCGCTAGA